CTTGTATAATTGAAGATTCAACACTCATACGTCATCAACCCTAACTGCTACAGATTCTGAGTGATCTAACACACCCATTTGATACGTCATAACGCTTTTAACCTGCCAGCGCTTTCCTTGCCAAATGACAATATCAGCCTTCTTTGCAGCAATACCTTCTTCTGCCATCTGTAGTGGTTGAATAGAGTAGATGGCGATAGCTTGCTTGCTTCTGTCACCCTCTGTAAGCATACGAGTCATATTCCACGACAGGTTCGGTTGTACATTGGCGGATACATAGGAAAGGGTAGTTAGTCCATCTTCCCATTCACCATTGACCCATGACCCTGCTGAATATCTTTCAACAGGAAGTTGAATGCGCCCAACTCTACTTAACATGATTATTTCTTCTTGGATGGTGGACGCAGGATATTACCACGAGTTACGATACCAGAGAATGACTCATATAACACACCTGTGTCATATAGAACGGTATCATCACCAACACCAAAAGCCTTCTGCTGTACTGTTACTGGTGAGTTCTCTTGTAGGTTTTGCTCTGCAAATTCTGCTTTGATTGTCTCTGGCATTTTAGATGCAACCATGTGCAACATATCTTGCTTGAATGTTCTGTTGAACACACTATCTGCAAGGTACTGAAAATATGTTGAACCTTCAATCTTACCTTTGGTCAGACTCTGCCTAAATAGAGGTCTTGGTGGTAGGTTGATTGTTCTGCCATCTTCTGTGGTTGTGTCCAATCCGTATTCGTTTCGCTTCATGATTTCGGCAACGTACATTCCAGCACGCCCTCTTGGGTCACCGGATGGGTACTTCTCACCTTTTACAATGCCATACTGTATGTGCATTGTGTTTAGGTATTTCAAGTCTTTGATGATGTCATCGAGGACTCTATAATCCTCTTTGAATGTCAAACCCTCTACATCTAGTTTTACCGGACGCGCCATGATTCACAACACCCTTCATCATCTGTTTTTTGGAAGGTTGATTCAATCAAGTCTGTATTATATTTCTGATTTGCAAAATCAACTGCGATGATTCCGCCAAAATAACTAATTGGGTTGATTGCTGTAAAAGATGGGTCTTTTACCAAACGAACAAGTGCGTCTGCATAGTTTGTATACGCATCGCCAGAGTATACCTCAATCTGACCAGCACGCTCTCGTGTTCTGCGTGCGAGCTTAAACAGGATGGCTTGTGACGCTGCTAGGGCTTGTTGACGTACATTGCTTGGATGCAAAGATATGTAGTATAGGTAATCATTATCTGTCAGCCAAACCTCAGCATTATCCGTATCACCAACCTGAAGACGTAAAGCATCAATTGGGTTATTTATTGGGTCGCCAGTATACATAATATTTCCTTGTTTCTTTGAAAAGAAACCTATTGAAAGTGCCTTTTTAAAGAAACAAAAGGCCCGCTATTAACGAGCCTGATGTTGTCAAGTCTTACGACTTAGTTAGCTTGAGTTCGGTTTAAGCAAGCCCAAATTGCCCCTGTCAAAGGTGCAGGCTTTGCAGGTGAGTGCTTGAAAAAGCAGGTGGACTTATCACGAACTCAGGTTAGTTAGCTTGATTAGTGTTTCTGGTTGAGTGGTGTAGTACAAGTGGCTGAATTGCATTTCAAGTTCAATGCTTTCGTCACGTTGACCTTGCCATTCATACATGTAGACAGGGCTGCCAAGCTGATTCGCACCAGACAGCTTGTTGCTAGTACCATAGACACCCTTGAACAAGCCATTCGAGCGCAATACAGTGTGACCCAAGTTGGTGTCAATTGCATCAACAGTGGTGATAACACCTTCAGAGTTTACGATGTTGAATGTGGCATCGTAAGTCAAGAAGCGAACACCACCAAACTCGAACACGTTGTTTACACCAAACTGTGCAAACGAAGTTGTACCGTCGATGTAGTAGCGGTTGTTATTCATGTTATTGCTGTTGTTGTAGGCAGCGATAACTGATGGGTGGTTGATCAAGGCGAAGAAGAAGTTTGTACCAACATACACATCAAAACCTTGAATTGCAGTGCCGCGCTTGTTGGCTTTCGACAACACCGATTTCAACTCTGCAATCTTCTGCAAGACGTTCAGGTTGGGGTCAGACAAGTTCCAGTTGATGACGGTTTGAGTGATACCGGTTTCAGCGAACATATCAGCCAATACGCGACCATTAGGGGTCACAGTAACACCCTTGATTGCCGATACACGCATGTATTCAGCGGTTTGGTCATAGCGCAGACGTTGCTTTTCAATCTTCAGCATACGCAGGTGGGCTGCGGTTTCTGGAGTCATTTCTGTACCAGCTTGCACATAACCGTCTAAATCTTCAAAAGTGATATAGTCACTGTTGGCGAAGAAAGGAAGTGGTAATGCGATGATCTTGCTTGACACAGGCTTATTCTTGGTGACGTTACGCTCACGCTTGCTGGTTTCATTCAGCAAGGTGATGGTGTCATCAGAGATTTCAAACTGGATTGCTGATTGCGAGGTTGGGCGCATATCAAACAGATTTTGCGCACCAATAGCACCAAACTGTGGAGCTACGTTTTTGATTTCATCAGTCCAATCAATCAGGCGTTGACCGTTGGCAAGTTGACGTGTAATAGCCATTATTTATTTATTCCTGTTGATTAGATTAGTTTGAAGCCAGCAGCGTCCATTTGGACATAAGCTGCATCTTTTTGTGGTTGGGTGATGCCAGAAGGCCAGCGAAGCATTTGTTTGAATAGGCCAGCACGACCACGATACAGAACAACAGCAGTCTTGTCAGTAGCAGCAGGAACAACCAAGTTATCTGGATCAAATGATTCATCACTACCGATAAAGATACCCGCAAATGTTTGACTACCATCGGATGCGGCAGGAGCAAGACGGACATATTTACCTGTTGCAGTGACCTTACCCAATACTTCACCTAGTTTGTAGGTTGTTGCAGCAGCTTCACGAACGACTACAGACTTACGGCAAAAGCCAATTTCTGTACCAGCTTCAGTTTGTACAATGTTACCGAGACGGATGTTGTCACGAGTTAGAAGTAAAGCCATTATTTTTTACCTTTGATTTTGTCGGAAGTTAAAGACATCATTTGTTGTGTGAAGTCCTTTGGAGTTTCGTTTGCGGCTGTCTTACCGACTTCTTCAAACGCTAATTCTTTTGCAGCAACAGTTGTCGAGAGTGCGGCAACAATTGATTGGAAAGAGGTGTCATCTAGTGTTGCGGTTGACAGGCAAAGCTCTGCAACTTTCTCATCAGCAACAACAGCAGATAGGGCTGCTTTGCGAGATGTCGCTTTAGCATCAGCTTGATAAACGGCTAAAGCTGCTTCTGCTTGTTCTGCTCGCAATGTGGCTGTAGTCAACTGTGCTGCAAGCTCTGTGGCTGCTTGCTCTTGATTGGCTAGTTGTGCAACAAGCTCATCAATTTGGGGTGTAGGCTGTGTAGCCTGTACGTCAGGCATATTAGCCGTCTCCTGTGGTTTTTTACTTGAAAATAAACTAGCTAAAGGCATAGTTGATAAACTCCTGTTTGGTCATTACGTTGTCAACTAAGCCTAGTGACAATGCTTCTTTTGGTAGAAACACTTTTGCTTGTGTGTCTTTAACTTGTTGTGGTGACAGGTTTCTGTATTTGGCAACGTGATTGACAAACGAATCATAAAAGAAGTCTACACTTGTCTGAATGTCTGTAATAAACGACTCAGTGAAGTTGCCTTCAGCGTCAAATGGAATCTTGCTGTCACCTGCATAAACAAATGTACGATCTAGGCCAACAGCTTTCTCATATCGCATTGTATTCATTAGCTGAACAACAACACCAATACTACCAACATCGGCCATAGGATTAACAATAAGTTCATCTGCAATAGATGCCCAAGCGTAAGCTGCTGAACATGCCATTCCATCAACATAGGCGAGAACACGAATATTATTAGCAGTGCATAATTGACGCACCTCATTAGCTGCTTCAAAGCATCCATACGCTTCACCACCACCACTGTCAATATCTAGGATGATGGTGGAAACACCTTCGCTAATTAACTCTTTGGTTTGTTCGACAAGACCTTCATAAGAACAGCCTGTTTCACCACACTCACCCTCATACTTGATGTTGGTTAATGCACCATCAATGGATAGCATACCAACCTTGCCATTCATTTGAATTGGTGCAGGGTGCTGCTCATGTACACTTGGAACATCTAGGTGCATATTCACACCACTATTACGACCGTCTAAGTAAGCCATAACAGCACCAATGCTACTAGGACTAATTAGCTGTGGCTTATTACACAACCTCTGCGTTAAACGCAGTAATCTATGCGCCATTATTTATTACTCAAGTTGTTTGCTGAATTATCTTGTTGTGCGA